AAACAGTGCATGGCACCAAAACGACCAAAAAGGCAAACAAAAAATTATATAACTGAAGTAAAGACTTTCGGTGTCAACCAAGCAAAATGGAAAGCAGCGGTTGAATACTGTAAAGATAGAAATATGGAATTTATGATATTAACCGAAAAACACCTAAAAGTATGAGTTTATTTAAGGATGTCAAAGACTCGGCAAGAGGATCGTCCAAATCAAAGGATTGGTATCGATCACAGGTTAGAAGTGGTTTGGAGCCTCTAGGACGTCCACCATCTGAAGGTGATATACTATTCTATGACTATGTAGCACAAACAGACGTAGATTGGTATGATATGCACCCTTTGACACTGGTTACTGACGTAGATATGATGTTTGGACAGTTTAGTGGTGGTAATATACACTATTTACGTCCATCCGCTAGACAAGGTATAGGAAAAGCATGGGCAGGAGGTGCACAAACGTATCCTGCCCGCTGCTACCATAAATACTTTATGTCGGCAGCATCGAATATATACTTAGTACCTAAGGAATCCTTTACAGATTATGTGCCACTGCCATTAGAGCAGTTTCTGTTTACACGAGCAGGAGTCAAAGTTGAAGTCCCAAGCAGCTTTATATGGAGTAAGGTATGAGTTACTACGAACCCAATTCATTTAATAACTTTAGAGAGCAGATCAATACAGGTAACAAGGAGCCTGCAAGGTCTAATCTTTTTCAAGTAGTAGTGCAACCCCCGCCAGTGATGACAAGCATTGGTGGTCTTTTTCATGCGAAAGAGGCAAATGGACTACAGTTTGAAGATGAGGTTGAGCAGCAGAATAAGATAATGACAAGATATCGTGAGCATGCTGATATGATGAATTACTTTGCTGATACAGTGTCTATACCTGGTAGACGAATAACTGTTGGCACAGTAAGGGACGTAGGTGCTATGAGACGGTTTGCTACAGATACAACCTTTAGTGAAGTGCAAGTATCATTCTTGCTACCTAAGGACATGTATCATAGAGAGTATTTTGAGAGGTGGATGAATTTTACTGCATCTGACTCTGAGAATAGAGTAGGTATGTATGATCAATATACAACTACAATGCGTCTAATCAAATGGGAATTAGCGTCTAACTACGTTGGATCTCAGACTAGAAAAGTATTAGGAGACGAGAGGACATTATTGCGTAGATTTAATGGTGTATCTGCATGTTGGACACTATATGGGGCATTCCCATTTGACATGTCTGCAATCACGCTAAATAATGGACCTACAGATCTAATCAAATTAGATATCTCTTTCTATTACGAAAGATACCGTATGGATACACCGAATAATGCTAAGATGTTTAAAGGTGCACTCAAAGATGTCACTATTCCAGTTGACAACGATGATGTGCTATCATCACTTAGTATAGATTCCAGTCTTGACAATTTTGTCGGAATTGGTCTCTAAATATAATTAGATTGAGTATATTATGCCATTACCTAAACTTGCGTTACCTGAGCATGACCTTAAAATCCCTCTTACAGGTAAGAAATTATCTTACCGACCATTCCTCGTCAAGGAGGAGAAACTCCTATACCTTGCGATGGAATCGAAGAATGAGAAGGAGATGGTTAAGGCGGTCAAAACAATTATCAAAAACTGCACTTCACTCTCTGATAAAGACGTTGAGAAACTTGCGACATTTGAAATTGAATACGTTTTCCTCAAGATCCGCTCGAAAGCGGTCGGTGAGGTCAGCGAATTTAAGGTAACCTGCCCTGACGATGAAGTCACACAAGTAGATGTTAAAGTCCCACTAGACAAAGTGGAGCTTCAAGTGCCTGAGGATCATGACCCTAAGATCATGTTTACTGATGATGTTGGAGTCCTTATGAAGTATCCTTCACTTGACATTTTCGTCCAACAAAATATGACAGAAGGAGAGCAAACCATTGATGATGTTTTTCAATTAGCAGCAGGATGTATTGCTCAAGCTTTCGATGGTGATGAAGTTTATGATAGTTTCACCAAGAAAGAAGCAGTGGATTTTCTAGAAAGTCTGAATTCAGACCAATTCGCTAAGATCCAGACATTCTTTGAGACTATTCCAAAACTTTCATATACTATGACTGTGCGAAACCCTAAAACCAAAAAAGATAATGATATAACATTTGAGGGTTTAGCAGCTTTTTTCGCATAGCCCTGTTGCATGACAGTCTTGAAAACTTATACAAGACTAATTTTGCGTTGATGCAACATCACAAATATTCTTTGACCGAGTTGGAGAATATGATCCCATGGGAGCGTGATGTTTATGTTAATTTGTTACTCGCCTTCCTCCAAGAAGAGGAAAGACGCCGTGCAGCAGAGAATAACAGGAATCGAGTTAATCTCTAATGTCAGCAATTCGCTCATTTGTAAGAGTCAAAGCGTTTAAGACCTCGACCGATGTCGGTCGCAACATGAATGGTCTTCGATTGAGCCTGAACAGACTTGGTAGATCAACTACTAGTATAGGTAAATCATTTGAGTCATCATTAACATTACTCGAGTTTCAGAAAAGTTTTATACAAGAGACATCGCAGAAAGATAGGGTATATGAGCAAGCAAAAGATAGAGAAAAGAAACTTCTTGCATCTCGTTTAAAGGTACAAGAGAGAAGAGCTGCATTTCGTAAGAGACGTGAGGATTCTGCAAAATTAGCAAACCAACTTGCTAAAGAAAAGAAAGAAGCACAAAAGAAAGAAGCTAAAGAAATACTAACACCTTTCAAGAAAATGCTTGCAAGGATTGGTGGTTTCTTCGGCACATTGTTTGGTGCGTTTGTGGTATTTGGTGGTCTTACATGGATGCAAAAGAATGGAGAGGCAATAAAAACAGTATTTAAGGTAGTAGCATCACTGGTAAAGTTTACATATAAAATTGCTAGTTTCGGTATAGGTCAGCTCTTCAATGGCATGGTCAGAATGTTTGGGACTGGAGTACCTGGTGAAAATAAGATACAGAGAGTATTCAGATTCTTCACAGGTGGTTTACAATTCCTAGTTGGTCTTGCAGCTCTCAGGAGTGCACAATACATTCTTATGCCATGGAAACTATTTGGTGATGTTAACAAACTACGAGATATTTTTTCAAACGCTAAGACAGCTGAGGAAGGTGCAAATCAGGCAACTCAAAGAGTAAAGAGTGGATATTATGATAAGAAGACTGGTCGTTACTATACAAAGCAAGAATATAACACAATGCGTAAAGCTGCTAGGAAGAAACCTGGCGGTATAAAATCATTTGAGAATAGAGTCAAACCAACCACAAAGATTAGTGGCATGAGAATGGGTGCTACCAGACGTATGAGTAATGCATTCAAAGGAATAAAAGGAAGGATACCTGGTGGCGGTGCTACTATGTTGGCAGGTGCTACATCTGTAGTTGGTGGTTTATCAAGAGCATTTGCAGGGGATCAAGAAGGAGAAGCAGCAGGTACAGCAGTAGGAGCAGGTGTAGGTAAAGCAATCGGTGGTGTAGCGGGAGCAGCAGCAGGTGGTGCATTGTTACCATTCTTAGGACCTTTCGGACCTATGATAGGTGCTGCTATTGGTGATTTTTTAGGTGGATTTATTGGTAGTAAGATAGGACCTATTGTCCAACCTATCTTTGAGCCTATGGCACGAGCATTTGGCATGATGAAGGATATATTCCTAGCACCACTCATGCCAGTGATTGAGCCAATGAAGGAGTTACTTGGCACATTCTTCAAGGCATTGGGTAATATTGTTAGCACTATCATGAAGGCAATTACTCCTATCATGAAGTTTGTGGGTCTAGTATTGGGTGGTGCTATGAAGACAATCTTTAAAGTATTGTCATTTACCTTTAATTTAATTAAGAATATTGTCGCATTTACCTTAAATCCCATAGGATTTGCATGGGATGTTATAAGACGTAAGGATCCTGGTAGAGACGTAGATATAAATCAGGTAGCAAATGCAAAAGGATCAGAGAAACAACCAGATCTTGAGCAGTTTGACAAGGGTGGAAAATATTTTGGAAAATTCTTCAATGCTGAGGTTATCACAGGAAATGCAGATAACAAACAGTTGATAAAACCAAAGGTTATAATACAGAAACCAAACGTAGCAGAGCCAGAAGAGTTTGCTGCAGGTGGAATATTTAGATTTGCTCTTAGAAAGTCATTAGTTTTCTTTGCAACAGGTATGATAGCTGTCCTTAAAAAAGCAGTAGCAAAACTAGAAAGAAATGATGTGCCAACAGAAGAGAAAGATTTAGGTGGTGATGTAAAAGTCCCATATGACTTTGTAAAATCAAAGTTAGGTGTAGATTCAAGTGTATGGGATACTTATAGAAATACACTAGCTGGCATTGAATCTAGTGATAACTATCTTGCAATAGGTGGCAGTGAAGGAAAATATGATGGTAGATATCAAATGGGTGCCATGGCAAAGACTGATGGTGCAAGAATGTTTGGTATCCAAGATCCTGGTCATAGTCTTCCAATGAGAATAATATTCAGAAGGAATAAGGAATTGCAGGAGAATCTACTTGCAGGATATACTGCTGCAAATATGTCATACTTAGCTCCATCCAAAGAGTTTATGGAGAGATCTAAGTTAGATCAGATGGCAATCTTGGGTTATGCACACAACACAGGGTGGAATGCTGCATTGAAATGGTTACAGTCAGGTGAGGTATCTGAAGATGGATTTGGCACAAAGAGCACTAAATTCTATGAAGCATTAAAGAAAGCATTTGCAGATCAAATTGAGTTACCAGAATCTAGTGCTAAACCAACATCTATCCCTGATCCTGCAGCGAAAGGGTCAAAAGAGGAGTCAGATTCAGAGGTAGAGACGAAAGAGGAGACGAAACCACAAGCAAAGAAAGGAAATTTACTTACTACCTTAGCATCAATGGCAAAGAATGTGCTTCAAGAGGGTATTGATTTGATTCAACCTCATCTTACACCTCCTCCAACAGCAGGTACTAGCACAGATTACAGTGATAAAATAAAAACAAGTGCACAACAACAAAAAGATTTAGAAAGTGGTGCTGCTATGGCAGGTAACATAGTCCCAGTCTCTGTCCCAGTCCCAATAAATAGTGGAGGACAAGGTGGAGGACAAAATACTGTACAAATCTTTACTCCTTTACATCCAGCTATTCATAAGTAATGGATAAACCTAAGACCACTATTAAAAAACCTGCCCTTTATAAGATGGTATCTTTCAAGGGAGTGGATAAGAGTGCGAATAAAGAAACCAAGGATATGAATGAGGGATTGAAGGTAAATCTAAGTGCTGTCAATAGTCTTGGTGCCACTGTAAACTCTCTTTCAATAGTTGCTAATAAGATGGCAGGCACTATGAAAGAGATAGTAGATTTCCAGATATCAGAAAGAGGTATAACTGAGAGATATAGAAAGAGAAAAGATGAAGACGAGAAACGTGAGAGAAATAGAGAGGTAGTAACAAAGAAGAAAGTAGAGCAAAGAGAAAAGAGAGACGAAGCTGCAGATGTAAAGAAAGAATCTAATAGATTTGTTGAGAGACTTGGTGCAGTAACTAAAGCAATGTTTGGAGGATTCTTTCAGACATTCGCTAAGATTGCTGAGTGGTTATTCTCAGGTATAGTTAAGTTTGCAATATTTGACTTCTTAATGAAGAATCCAGAAAAAGTCAAACGACTGGCAATGGGTCTATATCAAATAGGTAAGTGGGCATTTGGTGTAATTAGTTTCCTTGGAGGATCTGCAGCAAGTGGTCTTATAAAGTTTTTAGAGAATCCATTGAGTCTAAAAGGATTCTTCGGGGTGATGCAATTTGCTTTATCATTAGCACCTTTGTTTGCAGGGTTTGCTATACTCTCAAATCCATTAGCAGCACTCAAAGGTATTAAGGCAGTAGTAGGCATGCTATTTGGCATGGTGAAAAACCTAATGAAAGCGGGTAAAATAGGTGGTAGACTTAAGAAATTTGCAGGGACAACTCTAGGTGGTAATCTGTTGCGTGGTAGTGCCTTTGGTGGTGCAGCGTATGCAACGGCTCGTCTAGCAGGTATGGATCAGGCAGAGGCAATAGGTACTGGTGTTGGAGCAGGAGTAGGATCACAGATAGGTGGTGCTATTGGAGCAGCGACTGGAATACCTGGTGCAGGTATGTTAGCTCAGGCAGCAGGTGCATTTGTTGGTGGAGCAGCAGGTGGAGGTATTGCTAAAGCAATGGAGCCTATCATCGGACCTTTCAAACAATTCTTCGCACAAATTGGTGAAGTATTCTCAGCAGTCTTTACACCCATACAAGAGGCAGCAGGAGACTTCTTTAAGGCACTTGGTGGTGCATTTAGTGCGGTATTAGATTTTATTGAGCCAGCAATGCCGACTATCAAGAAAGTTGGTGCATTCTTTGGCACAGTAGCATTTGCACCTTTGATTGGATTGATGAAAGCATTGACTTTTGTATTAGGTTTCTTTGCAGGTGGATCAGATAAAGATAAGCAACCGAAAAAGGAAGTAGCTAAGAAACAAGCCAAAGAGGTAAAGACTACCACTAGGAAACAGACCACGGGTCGATTCGATATGGATACTGGTAAGGCATATATTAACGATAAAGAAGTTTCTACAGATGAATATGTTGCTTACTACAATATGAGTCGAGCTGAAAAGCTTGCTAATTATGGTGTTGATCCAAAGGCAGAAGGTGGTGTTGTAGTTGTCCCAGAAATGGCAAAGGGTGGAGAAGCTGCAGATTTAGGAGAAGCATCTCAGGATAATGATGTTAATGGTGCACTAGGTAATGTTTTAGGATATATGAAGAAGATGGTCGGACTCCTAAAGGAAGGAGACGGCGGTGGTGGATGGTTAAACCCTAATAACTGGTTTGCAGGTGGTGGTAAATTAGGTGGATGGATCAATGGTCCTCAGTCTGGTTATCCTGTAAGTTTAGATGGTGGTAAATCTACATCATT